GCCATAATTACCCTCTCTCGGGTTCCCTTGGTGGATATGGTTTCTTGTGTCAAGTTCTGGAAAGATGTCCCTCTGGCCACTTTTCTTCAAAATCCCCTTCCTCCGGTTCCTCCGGCCTGGGAGAGCCTGGGCCTAAAGCCCTCTGCTTCTCTCTTCACCGGCGAACTAGGCCGCCTCTGGCGTCGCTTACAACATCCCCCTCCCACCGAGTTGATCTCCAAATCAGGCTTACACCTTGATGAGGTCTTCTTCCGTGTTGTGTTCGGGATTGCCCAGGCGAAGAAGGCATGCGCCCCTGTCCCTACTAGTTTCGAAGTCGCCGCACTAATTAAGCATCATGCTACATTGGTCCGTCCTCCTCCCAAGACTATGGACTTACGTCCTCTACGTAAGTGGATCCGGTTCCTTTTCAGGAACTTCCATCCGACCGGTCTGGTGAACTCTCTTACTCAAGTCGAGCTCTCCAAAAAGGCCTCCACCACCTTCAGGCGTTTTCAAGGTGGGATTCGTTCAGATACCCGTCAACTTCTGTCCACTCATTCTGGGCTCCCTTCCGAGTCCGATACCTTCCTTCGGATGGTACCAACAAAGAATGGTGTTGAGTCTGAGTACGGGCTTCCACCTCTTAATGCCTCTCAATGGCATCTAGAGGTGTCGATCCCACCCTACAACACTGAAGAGGAGCGCCCCCTCGCTATGTCTTCTCCTGTCGTAGACTCCTACGGACTTTTCGTCCAACCGGTCTGCCGAGTTGAAGCTGTCACCGAACCCTTGAAAGTCCGGTGTATCACCGCCATGAATGGCCGCTCTACCTTCTTTTGTAAGACTTTACAAAAGGCTCTGTTCCATCATCTTCGACGTTTCCCAATGTTCTCTCTCATTGGTGAGACCCTCTCCGAGCGTATGCTCGAGACCCTCCTTGACGACACGGAGTCTTTCTGGTCTAAATACGGTCTTTCAAGTCCGTCAGACCTCGAAGGTTTTCGCATTCAGGATTTGAACTTGATACTCTCCGGTGATTATCAGGCCGCCACCGATAATATACACATCCTGTGTACACTCCTCTGCATAGAGGAAATTATCCGCTGCCTTTCACCGGAAGATAAGAAGCTTTCTCCCCATATCTACTTCATTATGGTTCCCCAAATGCTTAAGTACCCGTCCGCTCGTCGGTACGGTGTACCTATGCCTGAGGATTCCCTTCAAATGAACGGACAGCTCATGGGATCTGTCCTCTCCTTTATCGTTCTCTGTGTGTTGAATTCTTTCACATACTTTAACGCTTTACCAGAGGCAGCCCAGGCCCAGGTTTATACTGGGGCTTTGCCTGTCCGTTCTCTCCCTGTGAAGATTAATGGGGATGATATTCTCTTCTTTACCTCCCCTGTCCTCTCTGAGCGCTGGCTTGGCACCGCCAGCTCCCTTGGTTTAAAATTATCCCAAGGTAAGAACTTCACTCATCCCAAGTTTGGAACTGTAAACTCCACGCCCCTCGTCCTTCGGCCCCGACTAGTCGTCCCTCCTCCCTTGACTCTCAACTCTATGAGTTGGGCTGATTCGGAGGAGCTCTACCCCAGTCATCCGGAGTACTTTCAACCTACTGTTTACACTCGTAAGTTTGCTATCCTTCCCTCCTCGAATGTTGGCCTTTTGGTCGGCATGACAAAACTAGGACGAAATGATTGGTCGGCTTACCCTCTTTCAGCTTGGCATGAACTTGCCGTCGTTGGGTCACTTAATCCCTGCCAGTCTCATCGTTTCTTCCTTAACTACCATATTAAGGAGATCCGCTCTCAGACTCGCTTCGGGAGGTTGACTCTAAACCTCTTCGCGCACCCAATGCTCGGTGGCCTAGGTTTCACTGTCCCTCAAGGACTTGATGTTACCTTCTCCCCCCAGCAGCGAGCCCTCGCTGCCCGTTTACTCGCGGCCGCTGACGAGGAGTTTCGTGGGCAATCCTCGGAGCATCCTTTGAAGGCCTTTACGGCCCTCTCCATGATGTCCAAGGTTCAGCCTACTCTCTCCTCTCGTCGCCTAATGGTTCGTACTCGTTTGGGTGCCTTGACAGGTCCCCTCCGTGAGGATGAGACCCCTTTCTTTGACCAGTCTGAAACTCGTTCTGCTCCTCTCACCATCAAGCGGTTCGATCTCTCAAACGAAGTCCTAAAGGTCAGTTGTCGGTTAAATAATCGTGAGATTAACGACCTCCTTAACCGGACTTCTCATCATCGAGGTAAGCATTTAGAACCTAGTCTCATGTTCTCTTTCCCTTACCGCGTGGTTGAGTATAACCCCCCCCAAATTTTTGAGTTGGGTGAAACTGATGTCCTTATCATCCCCCCTAGTGTTCTCGAATCGAGCCCGTTGTCTGTTCCTACACCCGAACAGGCCTGCCTCGATGATTCCAGCTGGGAGGACTTTAATCCTTCTGAGCATGTATTCCAAAACCGACCCTCGGCTGTTGTCTTAGACGCAGTCCTGCCTGGTCGATCTCGGAATCGCTCTCGGGAAGTCTCCCTTCGCCGGTCTAACGAGAGGGACCAACGTGCACGCATGTTGGCCTCCGACCACTAATTGGATTACTGTATTTAGGACCAAAACGGTGCCCATGGGCTTAATACTTCCGTACTAACCAAAATGTCGAGAGACTGCACGGCTCCCCCAACCGGGTTACAGTAATGTACAGTCCAGTTACGCTTGACTGGATCCAATACACAAGCATGATTACTAAAAGTAACCAAAGAACCCGAAAACGGGCGCCCGCTCCGCGCAAGAGCAAACTTATGGGTCGTGGAGATTACTCCGCTGAGACTCAAAACGAGCCTGACTCAATGAAAAGAATCGATAAGAAACTTAATCACCTTGAGTCCCTTTTGGCCCGATCCTCCGTGTCTTCCTCAACTACCCCCGTTGGTAAGCTGGCCTCTATGGCTGGTCGTGCCCTCGGTGGCATGGTTGGTCAAGGAGACCTAGGGTCCGCCGCCGGCTCCTCCCTCGCCAGACTTTTCGGTCACGGTGACTACACCGTCAAATCCAACAGCCTTGTTTCTGATCTTTCGGGTCCAACGATCCCCAAGTTCGCTAACGAAGGCCGTGCGATCCGTGTCCGAGAGCGTGAGTACCTCGGAGATGTTCTCTCCTCAGGTACTCCTGGTGCTTTCGACCTACAATCCTACGCCGTGAACCCTACAGATCCTAAGACCTTTCCTTGGCTCTCCTTGATAGCCCCCCTCTTCGATGAGTGGGAGCCTCATGGTATTGTCTTCGAATTCGTCTCTACATCCTCTGAGTTCAACGGTGCCTCTCAGGCATTGGGGGCTGTTATCATGGCTACTGATTATGATAGCTATGACCCCCTTTACACCTCTAAACAACAGATGGAGAACGCCGACTATGCGTGTTCTACAAAACCCTCTTGCAATTTAATCCATGGTCTCGAGTGCGACCCTAAGGAGCGACCCATCAAGGTCCTCTATACGGAGCCCTCGGCTAACCAACCGATTACGTTCACGAATCTCGCGAACTTCCAAATTGCTACACAGGGTATGAGTAACGCTCAAGTCAATCTTGGGGAGCTCTGGATTTCTTATGATATCTCATTTCTTAAGAAGCAGATTACCCCTCAGTTGGCCCGCCAGCCCTTCCTCTGTGCCGTAGGTTCTTTCACCTCTGACCAAGGGTACTTTGAGGCTCCTAACGTGACCGCATCAAGTCTTTTGACGATCACAAACAACCCTACAGGTTCTACCCTCAACTTCAACAATAACGCCGCTGGCTTATGGTATGAAGTCCAGTATATCTGTACAAATGAGGCTGGTATGACTGCCCCTAATTTCTTTTCTGTCTCTAATGGTGTCATCGTAACCAAAAGAGATCAGCCTTCGAATATCGGGCCTCCTACCCCCGACCTAACTTGTTGGGTCATCCTTTGTACTGATAAGAACACTGCCCTCGTGACGCTTAACGCCACCGTAAATGGTTCGTATTCGCTGGCCGCCTGTCAGGTGCCAGCCAATTACCAGTTCTAACGTGTCTCCTTCCACCCATGGCAACATATATTGTGCTACCAGAGGTGGATTCTTGGTATATTTGTATATACCTCTTCATCGAGATTCCCTTAATCCTTCTGAGTATAGGTTACTCACTAGCTATGCTACCGATAACCGTCCTCTCTGGATGTTCGGATTCTTCTGACCCGACACTTTAGCCGAGTTTACTCTCGGACGCGTGGCTTTCGCCGATTCCCTCTCACGGACTGGTTTTAGTTTCCCAGTAGGAATATCAACCTTACTTAGGTATCGGTTGTATTTTGAAGATACAACTAAAACTTGGCTCCTGGCCCCGGGGTACTTTGTACCAATTCAGATGATTTAGTTTTGTAGGAGTTCATCACTCCGCGCGGCCCTCTTGGCTGTACCGCTGCCCCTTTTGGGTAGGCTCATTACTAAGCCGTATCCGTACGTATTTACGGACTAGCAG